GGTTTTCAGAGCGCAGGCCCAGACAATTACCGTCGTGATGAGCTGGAGCAAGTACACAACAATGGTTCGCGCCATTTCCCCCTTGCTCCACTTGCCTTTTACCCGCATATCTGCCTCCCAATTTATTGCGCACTGCTGTGCCCGCATTGCGCCTCCAGCTGGTGCAGGAATTTTTTCACGTCGCCGTTCCCGCCCATTTTTTTATACTTCTCTCCGGCGATCAGGCGCTCGGCCATTGGCATTTCCTCGCTCATGATCGTAAGGCGGAGGATTGCCAGATACTGCTCGTCCTGATGCTCCTGCATTTTTCCGAGCTTTTTGTCGATCTCGGCTAGATGCGCCTCCTGCGTTGTGGCCTTGCCGCGCTTTTTCTGAACCGCGCTGACGATGGCATTGACTACCGCCGTCAGCGCGGATGAGCCAAGCGCGGCGCAGGCGAGGGTGACGATGATGGTTTTGGTGTCCATTTTTCTGTACCTTTCTCTTTTATTTGCCGGGCTAATCGTCCGCCATTTTGATGTAAGTGGTGGTATCGCTGGAATAGCTGATCGTCGGCAGCGTCGTGCCGCCGAGGACGGCGTAGAGGGCCGGGTATGCAGTCTGGTCGAATGTTGAGCCATCGCACGCGTGCCACGGGGCGGATAGGACGCGGACGGTCGTGAGGATGTCACCGACGTGATAATTCGGCTCCGACAGCTTCCTGAATGCCTCATTTACCATCGGGTTCGCTGGTGCGTCGCCCGCTCGCCAGATCTTTGCGGCGCTCTGTTCCGTCAGCAGGTTCCCGGCTGTGAGCGGCGTTCCGGCTTCCAGCGGCTCGTCCTCCGGACGGATCCATTCGTAGCGCAGCAGACTTCCAGCCGCGCCATATACCCCGTACCGGACAGCGCCGTTCGCAAGATCGTTTGTGCCCTGTCTGTCCTGCATAGTTACTCCTCCAGTGCCTTGATATAGGCTTTGCTGCGACGATCGGGTGTAATGACAGGGATTTTCTTGTTGTCGTACGCAAAATCGTGGACACCATCCTGTACAATCGTGCCCTGAGACTTGTATGGCAGTCTTACGATGGTACCTACTGCAACAGGATAGTTACCAATGGCTTTAGGAAGTGAAGCCGAAAAATCCCATCCTTGCTCTATATTTTCTGCTACTTTAACCGTCGAATCGTACACCCCTACAACCTGATCGCTGCAGCTTATCGCATACTGTATTCTATCTCCTTCAGTTATCATAGACGTCGATACGTCCAGTGTGCTTCCAACCGTTATTTTGCGGCGATAATATTCAGACCTGTTGAATGTGTAGTATAGGTATACATCGTTATTCACCTCAAAAAAGGCTTCATACTCAATAGAATCTGATGGTTTAAGTGTGTTCAGGTCTTTGTCAAGTCGTGATGCTGTAACACCTTGGAAGTATGAAAGCCACTCGTATGAGTTGTCGACATTAGAGTCGGAAGGACGTATAGTTACGACAAAAATGCCATCGCCTGCTGCCAGAACGAGAATCTTCTGCAGAGAACGCCCAGGGAGTTGCGATCCAGCAGTCCACGATGTTTCCGAGCTAGTTGCTGGTCTGGTTTTAGCTGTAAGCTGATCTGTATATCGAAATAAGGCGATTGAGGCGTAGGGAACGCCCTCTATACCTACTATAAAGAAGTAGCGGCCATCCCAATATATGTCTGCACGCGTACCTGTAAAGTCTTCTACCCGATCTGAATCATACCAGTTGAAGACCCCTGGGGAATCGATTTGAAATGCGTTAAATACCTCTCTTGCAAATAGAACACCCCAACTGTATTTTGTGCCTGATGTTGTAGCGCACAGTACTAACACGCTACATACATATTGATTATTGTAGTACTTTACAGCATTTGCTGCTACAATTCGAGAAGTAAGTGTTGTCGAGTCGGTCCAGAAGTTCTGCGGAATCGGCCATTCTACCCACGTCTCGCCGTCGTCCGACACCAGAATGTGTGCGGATGTCGCGTCCCGGTACGTGCGGAACCAGTGGCCGTTTTCGTAGGAAAGCGCGTCGCCGCCCGCTCCGACGTTTGTTGATACGGTCTTTTCCGTCCAAATCGCCGGGCTGTCCGGCGTCCGCAGGACGGCGCAAAGGCTTGGATACTGTTCCTGCGATACAGTGCGCCCGTCGCACGGGATCCATGCGTCGGAGAGGTCGGTGCGGGCGGTGATAGTGATGTCGCCGACTTTGGCCGTACCCTCCGAAAGCTTGCCGAGCGCGTCGTTCACGGTCGGGTCGTCCGGCTTCTTCGAGCCGGGCCAGATCTTCGCGGCGGTTGCATCGGATAGCAGATTTGCCTTGTTGAGTGGCGTACCCTCGACGGTAGGCGCGTCCTCGCGCTTGAGGTATTCGTAGTGGTTGAGCGTGCCGTCGGCGTTATAGACGCCGTAGCGGATCGCGCCGTTGGCTAAAACCTGTGTTGGCTGCCTATCTTTCATGTGAGTAATCCTCCTGCGGCGCACTCCGCCGCGCCGGTGTGGCGAAAAGATTTTGCAACGTTGACGATTAAGTCTTCGCAGAGCGCAAGAATGCGCTCGATATCATTCGCGCCGGTGTATGTCAGGCGGTTGAGGCCGGGCGCATCCGGTGTTCCGGCAGGATACGCAAGCGCGTCGCGGATGGATTGCACCTGCTTGCGGTATGCCTCGGCCTGTGATGCCGTTATAATGTCCGTTACGGCCCAATCGGTTTTAGCCGTCCACGCGATGCTCTTGCCGCAGATCGAGCTGAGGCGCGCCGCCAGATAGTTCAGGGCGATTCCCACGCGATTGAGATCAGCGGCGTTGTACGCGCCCTTCATCCCGGTCAGCCATTCCGCCTGCTCGGCTGCGGTCATGGCCGCGAACCCCTTCGCCGCCAGCTCCCGCACCCGCTCCACGTCCGCCTGCGTCCGGTCGGTGACGAGGGTGACGATGATGGTCTTGGTGTCCATGGTGTTCTCCCTTATGTTTCCTCCCATATTCTCAAATTTACGCCTGTTCCTGCCAACCAGCCGGATATTCCGCTGGTGAAAATACATTCCCGTCAATCAAGCTGATGTAATGCTTGCCTTCAAACGTCACCTTGTCACCCTTATTGTAGGCATCATGCGCACCCGTAGGTTGCACAAATTCCGGCCATTCCTCTAGTGAAACGATCACAAACAGTGCCGGTGTAATATCCGGTGTCCAGTCTGCCTGTGAGGTATGCGCCTGCACCACGCGATATAATACGCCATTGTATTGCAGCCGATCATCGACCGCGTAAGAATGGCCTGTCACCCACTGTGGGAATAACTCTACTGCTTGCAGTGCATCCTCATCGGGTAAGCTAATAGACGCTTTTTCAATATAGGGTCTCAATGCTCTGGCTCTTTCTGTGTAACTCATCAATCTGTCTCCCCAAGTAAAATTTTCGCCGCTGTTTCTGCATCTGTGAGTGGCAGTGCCGCGCCCATTTCCTCATAGCTGCCTTCTGGCTCAGTACCTTTCAGCGTATGGTCTGTGAGATGAAACACCATGTCAGAAAGCACCTGATGTTCAGTTCCTTCTCTATCTGTAATAATCACAGCCATCTTAGCGCAAAATCCTTCTGCTTGATCTTCCTTGCACGGGACATAACAACCGTTGCCGTGTAGTCGAATGGGCACAATACTGTCTGCATACCCGGCAAACGCGCCGTCCTGTTTTACTGCATACATGGCGTCCCTCCAAATTTCTCTTGATAGATTTTCTCCAATCGCTCTGTACTTGCGGTTCTCAACCGATTTTTCCAGTAGCCGTTTTCCTGCCCCGGCCATTTTTCATCCGTAAAGTCTTCGCCGCAGCCGTTTTTTTCATACCAGCGATAAAGGCGTTCAAGCATTTCCTGCCGCATCGCGCCCTCTGGTGTATTCTGCCTAAAATGCTCCCATCCGTTTTCGGATGTCGCAGCGCATATCCGCCTGCCATCTGCTGCAAACAGGAACCCTTCAATCTCCGATACCGCAGTTCCATATCGGAGATTAAATTCTCCATCGATGCCATTCCCGCGGAAACGCTTATACACGATATACTCCATGCGCTTTTCCCTCATACGCAAAAGCCGGGTGGGAAGCCGAAGGAAGCGCGCGCGGTTCGGTCTTCGACTGTCCCGTTGGTGTTCACATTCTCGAAACCGTCGGAGCTGCTCGCAAGCGGAGAACGGAGCCACCAACGAGCGGCGGTGCTCGTTCCGTTGTGCTTGTACTTTACCTTGCTGTTTCCAGCGGAATAATAGGCGTACTGCGCTTGCTTACTCGCCTCGTTCGAGTTTGCTCTCGAAATGCTCCCGAAAACCTCAAACTCCGAGAGGAGGAAAAAGTAATCCTTTGTCGCCGTGACCGCACTCGCGGATGTGCTATTATTTCCCGTATTGTCCGTGTACTTGGTAACGGACTTTAGGACTGCACGGAGCGCCGCCGGAATGACTGCGATAATCGTTCCGGAATAGCTCGAGAGGCTTGTCCCGCAAATATTTGTACGCATTTGCGAGCTCGCCCATCCGCCGGAGTTCGTTGCACTACTGTTCATAGAGAAATAGCCGGTTGTCGAAACGGGCGAGGTATAGTAACTGTCGCAGAAACACACGTCCGTACCGCCGGAGAGCGCCGTTTTGCCTAACTGGAAATGAATACGGTTTTCCCCTTCTAGGCTCGCATTATGGTTGAATCCAATGACAAATGCGTATATTGTGTAATTAGATAGTGTAAGATGTCCAACCGTGCCGTTTAGCGTTACCGCCTTTCGGTCGCCAATGCTCCAATAGTTCGCGCCCTGTCCCGCGTCGGATATATTTTTTATTGTTTCCCAAGTATTTTTATTCAGTGTCGGATATACAAAATTAAGCGACACCGCGTAGCTGTCCGTGATAGCTACGGCTTTTGTGTCAGATGTTTTCCCGTCCAGCGTAGCGGATACTCTCCATGTGCCGATCTCCGGAACGGTAAGCGTACAAACTCCGGTGCTGTCAGATGTTCCGGTTATCGTTTTGGAGCCGTTTGTCGCCGTGACCGTCGCACCGGCAGATACTGTTACGATCAGCTGCAGAGCGATCCCGGTTTGAATTGCACGAACCGCGTTTGCAAAACCATCTGGGTAAGTCAGCGGGTCGGATGTTCCGCCTTTTTCTCTGATGGCATCGGCAACTGACGTGAGTTCTATATCGTTCGTTAAATATTCAGCCATCAGAAGCTCCTTCCATTCGCGTTCGCGATCTCTACCGCCGCCCACGCGCCGGAAACAACCCGCAGAAATTTTCCATTATCAGCGGCGGTGACAGACGGCACTTCGCGAACCTTGACAGCTCCGGTTTTGCCGTTGACGGACGTGACAGGGGCGGTTTTGAGGTAGTCCGTGCCATCCACGGCCACGGCCCAGGCTGTCGGCTTCCCGCTGGCGTCCACTGCCTTAACCTTGATAAGGTCGCCGACCTTCGCCCCGGAAGGCAAAAGCACGTCCTGCTTGCCGCTCCATGCGGCTTTGTTTCCGCGCACGTCGCCGATGGCTTCGTCGATCTGCGCGCCGGTATACTGGCTGTTGTACGCCATGCGATCACTCCTTCATGCACAGGAAATCCTCGCCGTCAGCCGTTTTCATCGTCTGCGACTGCCCAAGCGGGATAAATCCGTAGTTGTCGTTCCAGCTGCCGTCCGCGCCCTGCGCGAACAGCGAAATTCTGTATTCTCCGTCTCCGGAAAGCAGGAAATCGTCGTATACCTCAAAGGTGCGCTGCGTCCCCGCGGGGGTCTGGGAGAAGGACGCGATCAAAGCGCCCTTCCCGCGGCCCCAATCCTCGCCGGACTTCGTCGCGCGGCACTCAAAAGCCGTATAGGCGATGTCCGATGAGAATGTGACGGTGATCGAGTCGAATCCCGAGACTGCCGATATCTTGTTTCCGGTAATGGAGAAGGTCAACTCCGGCGCGGCCATTAGGCTGCGCTCCACGTCCCGGCGGCGTTCTTGACGAAGACCTTCACGATCTTCACGCCGTCGCCGGAAGACGCTGTTTCGAGGTCTGCGCCCTTGATGGTGACGTTGATGGCGGTGTTCTTCTTGTAGCCGCCCGCCGTGCCGCTGACGTTCGTGGAGCCGCCCGTCGCCGGGATCTGCGTGCCCGCCGTGTGCAGGCTGCTCGTCGCCGGGACGACGCGGACGGTGTATTCCTCAAAGTCCACATCGCAGACGAAGGAGAACGCCGCTGCGTCGTAGCCCGTTACCTTGGAAATGCGGCTCTTGTCGGGGCCGGTGATGGTCACGGCGGGAATCGTGGAATTGAGCGTGATGGAGTCGCTGGCCGCAGCCGATTCGTTGCCGACGTCGTCGCGCACCTTTACATAGATCGTCTTCAGGCCGTCGCCGTCCGGGAGCGTAATGGATTTTGTTGCGGCGAACGTCTCCCACGACGCAGCCTCTTCCGTCTCCGCCGTCTTCGTGCCCCAGATCTTCATCTGATAGCCCGTCGTTACTTCATCGGAGACGGAGATCTTCGCGGTGACGTTGGCGCTTGTCGCGTACTGTGCGCCGTCATTCAGGATGATCGATAGGCCGGCAGGCGCCAGCGTATCGAGCGTTAAATTAAAAAAACTTGCCATCAGGTTTTAACCCCTTTCTTCACTTTTGAGTTCGATGTACAAAAAGCCGCCCGGCCTTTCATAGATGGTTTTCTCGCCCAGATGGGCGGACTTGATGCCCATGGATCCGATGAACAGCTCCAGAATGCGTTTGATTCCAACTGCCAGCATGCTATCCCTCCAACAGATACAGTGTCCGCGCGTCCTTTTTGTCCAGCGCGTCATAGTCCGATTTTGTCAGCACGCGGATCTCATCGATCTGCGCCGATGCAATGCCTCCGCCGCCAGAGCCGCCGCCGGCACGCACGGAAACGTTAAAGGAAACGTCGACCGGATCGCGGTTCTTGAGTTCAAATTCAATGCCGCCCATCACAACACCGCCTTTGAAAGCGCGTGCGCAACGTCGATCTGCTTGATCTCCGAGCCAATCACGTCACCGCTCTTGAATTTCACGCGCACCTGCATCTGGCAGAGCTTCGGGAGCCGAAAGGTCTCCTGCTGGGTGAGGGGAAACAGAAACTTTCCGTCCTCGTATCCGATCTCTCCCGGATAGCTCTTTTGCAGATAAAGCAGAGAAATTTCCACCTTTTCAACGCTTGCAACGTCCAGCGGCTGTCCTTTATTCTTGATGGTAACACTAAGGTTATACGAATCTCCCTGTACCAAATGTCGCACCTCCGTTCTATGTGCCGATAATCTTGCATTCTGCCGCTGCGATTCCGCTGAGGCGAATGCCCATACTGGTGATCGTTCCGGTGATCTTCGTGCCCCACGGCGTTGTGGTCTGCACGTAATCGCCCGGGGCTTCCTTGTCCATGACAATTTTGACACTGTGCGTCTGACGGCGCATATAGTAGTCAAAGACGTGCTGCGCGACGGCGGCAACGTTGTCGCTGTTGACCAGCGTAGCGTCGCGTACCTCGATGACGTTCGGCTTGGTCTGTGTGGTGGCGTTCGGATTGGTCTTGGACGTGACAGACGTCGTGTGATAGTAGGTCGTACCGCCGACCTCCACGTTCTCCCCGCTTCCGGACGCCGAATAGCTGTGTGCCGTCACGCGGATCTCCGTGACCACTGCCGCCGTTTCAACGCTGCCGCCCGTGTATGTCCGATCAAGCGGAATCGTGGCAGGAGAGGCTGCTGTGAGCCTCCGGACGCGCACGCCACGCGACGCGCTTGTGTCAATGGTCGCACGAAGCGCGAAAACGATCTGTTGCAGCGCTTCTCGTTTCGTGCAGTCCGGGATATAGCCGGTTACGGTCTCGTCTTCCAGCGCAGGGTCGAAGTCCAGCGTGAAGTGCGCGCCGAGAATCGAGGTTATCAGCTCCTTCGCGTTTTTGCTGCTGTAGACCGCCGCCGCGAAGGGCTCGTCGTCCAGAATGCCGAGCGCGTCCTGGCAGGATACATCATAGAGCCGTTCGCTCGACCGGGACGAGCTCTTGATGTAAAAGACGCCGATCAGCTTTGCGCCGTCGTAGGCGCTGACGGGCTGCTTTTCCTGAAAAATGAAGTCAATATCGTCTGAGTTGTCGAGCGTGAAATCCAGCGTATTGATCTCCACGTCGTCGGAGATCACGCTGACACCCTCGGTGACGTTGACGCTGCGCAGATCCTCCCGCTCGAATTCCCGGACGATGCCGAAGAATATCTGTCGGAGCTTCGCATAGCGGTACGGCAGGCTCGTCTTTTTCAGCTCAATCACGAGCTTGTTGTAGCCCGTGACTGGCTTGGCGCAGAAATATTTCTGGCCGTCCGGCGTGAAGTCCTGCGACGCGACGGTTGTCTCGCCGTTGTACCACGTCATGGTCAGGGCGCTGCAATAGTCGCCGGTGCCACCGTCAAAATAGAGGTAAATGCCGGAGCTTGCGAACGTGCCGTCCAGCGTGATAGTCAGCGTCGGGTTCGCGTCAAAGGTGCAGTCCGCTTTGCTCGGAGCCGAAGACCAGAACGCCGCCCGCTCGGTCGTGAGGATCGGACGGGAGCCGTCCAGTTTCCATTGGTTCAGCTCGTTCGTCGCAACGGTCACCGGCTCTGCGCCGTATGTCAGCAGGGACAGGTCGGAGATCGGCTGCGCGGCGGTACTCGCCACGCTGGCCGCCTCCGCCGCGCCTACCGCAACGTCCTCATAAATCACTCGAACGCTCATACCGGAACCCTCTTCGGTTTCATTGCAACAAAGTTAATCGATAAGTTCTGCCATTCGCTCCTATCGCCGTATCTTGATACAAGTTCATCTTCTCCGTTTGCCACATAGGCATCAAACGTCAAAACAGATTGCGCATACGGGACAGTCAGAACGTGGCTATCGACCGGCGCGGAAATGTTCTCGTAAAACGCATCATATTCTGCAAGATCAGACGAAACAGGATCGATCTCCAAACTGTAATTGTAAAATGTACCGATAATGTCGCGCGTCATCGCGCCGGTCATCACGCGGCCCGCGTTATCGCCGTCGAGGACGGAAAACGAACGCTTTAGGCTCACAACATGCAGATTCGGATACTCCTTGCCGTCAAGGCTCAAAATGCTTGTCATGCCTTCACCCCCGCAAGCTTCACTCCGACGCGCTGTGTTTCCTCGTTGTTAAGGTTATACACCGCGCGTCCAAGTTCTCTGTGGTCGAGCTGCATAACAACCGTGATCTGTCTGCCGCCCATGCCGCCCGTTTCGTTCATGGCCTGCTTGAACGCCTGCACCATTGTGGCAAGCGGGGTTTCGATATTCGTTCCGCTTTTCTGGTCTCCCAGCACAGCCATAAACTCCCGGTTCGGCGGGATGACCGCGCCGGAGGCTAGGCGGGGGAGCGATACACGGGAAACAGGCGTGATGTTGATGCCAAATGATTTTCCGCCAACAAGCGGAACCCAATCTGGAACTTCAAAGTGGATTTTGTTCAAAGCGGAAATCAAAAGGTTAATTCCGTCAATGATAAAGTTAATCGCGCCTTCGACCGTGCCGACAATGAGATTCCAAACGCCTTTCAGAATATCTAGGACACCGTTCCATGCTTTCTTCCAGTCTCCGGTGAATACGCCGGTCAGGAAGGTAATAAGGCCGCTGAGGATCTTTTTCCATGCGTTGTACTGGTCGGAGAACAGCTTTCCGATCGTTTCAAAAATCGCAGCAAGTGCCGGGTTCTTACCCTGCAGCCATGTAATAAATGCGTTCCACGCGTCCTTGATGGAGTTTACAATCGCGTTCCACGTCTGCTTAAGCCCTTCCCAGATCTGCTTTGCACCTTCCGCTGCAAGTTTCAGGTCTCCCGTAAACACGCCCTTGAAGAACTTCCCGAATCCGTCTATGATTTTTTTCAGCCCTTGAATCAGCTCTTCCCCGTGCCCGGTAAAGGAAACAAGTGCCACCAAAGCGGCAACAAACCCGGCAATCAGGAGCGGAATCCAGCTGCCCGTCAGGATGCTGATCCCAATACCGGCGGCAAGTAGTCCGGCGATGATGGTCAGTGTGTTTTCCAGCGTAAAGCCGTTTTCGATCACATCTTTGATCCCGACGACTAACATCGCAAGGCCACCTACCACGAGAGCGATTGCCGCAGCGGTCGGCCCGAATGCAATTGCGAGTCCGCCAGCAAGGGCCGCAAGCCCGGCGAGCATCCCGAGAAAATTAGTCAAGTCGATACCGTTGTTCCATGCGTCCAGCCAGAAATAGACAAGCGCAAACGCGCCTGCGGCCGCAAGTGCGATGCCGCCGATCTTGCTTAAGCTGTCTGTAAACATGCTGGCGATCTTCCACGCGAGCAGTCCGGCCGCGATCGCGCCGACAATGCCGAGGATGTCGTTCAGCTTATCTTCGGCAAGATCCAGATTCGAGAAATCCGGCGTGATCCCGCTCGAGTCGGCAGCGCCGCCCGCCCCGCCTCCGCCGCCGGACGCCTGATTGCTGGTGATCTGGTTGATCTCGTCAAATCCGGCCATGCTTTTGCTTGCGTCTTCTGCGGCAGAACCTACGCCCTCCAGCGCCTCTTTCTCGGCGTTCAGTCCCTTCGCGGCAGATACCTGCGCGCTCCAGCTTTTCCCGGACAGCATACCGAAAAACTTTGCGATTGCCGTCACGACTTGTGCCAGAATGTTGACCAGCTTCACAAAAACCGGGATCACGACTTCGAGGATCGGCTGTGCAAGCGTCAGAAGAGCTGCTTTCAGCTGCGCGATAGATGCACGGGCCGCCTCATTCTGCATGATCGTCTCCCCGAGCCAGCTGCGCAGCTGGGAAAGGCCGCGGGACAGGACAGTAAAGACCAGCGCGCTCCTCAGTACCCCGCTTAATCTTCTCCCGAATTTATTCATGCTTTTTTCGACGCGCGCCGACGCTTCGGCCATGCGGGCCGAGGCTCCGCTGGCGTCTGTGATCTGCTGCACCAGCTCTCCGGCTTTAGCCTTTGCAGCGTCAAGCGCATCAGTCTGGGTTATCACCTTGTCGGTGATCTTTGCATATTGACTCCCAAGCTTTTCCGCCGTTTTGTTTTGCTGCACCAGCAGCTGTTCCTGCTCTTTGATCTGCGCAGCAACCTCCGCCTGTCGAGAATAAGCGTCTATGTACTCCGCTGGATTAGCCGAAGCGCTTCCGGACGTGATGCCCTTAAGGCGGTCAGCCTCCGAGCGGAGCGATTTCAGCGCGTCTTCCGTCTGCTTTGCGGCCTGAAGCGCTGCGTCGAGTTCCTTTTTTATCCCGCTCTGCGTGCCGGTGTCCTCGTTTAGCTTGGCTTCCATCTTGTCGATTTTCGCAGACAGCGTATCCAGCTCTTTTTGTGCCTTTTTCGCGTCCGCGTCGACAGCGATCACAATTTTCCCATCTGCCATATTTTCACCACCTTTTCGGTTGATTTTTGTCATTATTTGTGTTATCTTCCAAGTAAGGAGGGAAGAAATATGAGTGATTGCATTATCAAAATCAGCCGGGACAATTCTTTTTACGGTTCTGGCCTTACCGTCGGCGTTGCATTGGATGGCTGTGATGTCGGCACGCTGAAAAACGGTGAAGAACTTCGAGCTGTGGCCGCTCCGGGCCAGCACGAACTTTCTTTTTACCGGTATCGCCGTCTGGATAAAACCATATCCTTTACCATTGCCGAAGGGCAACAGAATGCGTTTTTTACCATCAAGATTAACGCCTCGAACCGCGTTGACGTTGTTGGCGGGCTAAAAACCAAAAAGCAGGCGAAACGCCCCAGCGGCTGCCTGACGGCTTTAATCGTATTCCTCTGTCTTTTCGTCTTTATTGGCGCGGCCTTTGCTTCCTGCGGATCGTCCTCCAAGCCGGAAAAGGTCGGAACCTCAGTTTCTTCTTCGCAGCAGCCGCCGCAGCAATCCGATTCCGGGCCTGAAACATTTGGCGTTGGGGATCAGGTCGTTCTAGACGGCGTGGCGGTCACGTTGCTCAGTGTTACCGAGAATTCCGGCCAAAATTACGTCTCGCCGGATGATGGAAAGGTCTTTGTTCTGTGCGAATTCGAGATCGAAAACAATTCATCCCGCGATATTGCGTCCAGCACCATGCTTTCATTCGAAAGCTACATTGATGGCTATACAACCAGCCTCAGCCTCACCGCCATGATGAGTTCCGACGAGCCGCAGCTTGACGGCACGATTGCCGCCGGGAAGAAAATGAAAGGTGTCGTCGGATATGAAGCGCCGCAGGATTGGAGTGAGCTCGAGATTCGATTCTCTCCAAGCTTCTGGGGTAGCGAAATCGTTTTCGAGTATAAAAAATAAGTTTTTCCTGCTGCCGCCCCTTAACCGGGGCGGCTGTTTTTTGTCCCGACTCCCCATATGGCAAGCAGGTCGGCTTCGGCCTCCGAGTATGTTGTCTTCAGATCGACGATATCCCGGTTGCGCCGGTAGAAATCCCTCTCCTGTTTGTCGAGGCTCTTCCCTCTGGCCTTTTTATCGCGGATAGAAACCACCTGTGCATACAGGCAATCTCCGATTTCTTGATAGTACGATAGAAACGAATACCAATGCAGGTATTCCAGCGCCCTGACCTCGCAGCCCGCGATTCGGTTGATAGGCGCAATATAGAGATCAAAGTCCTGCGCCCATGACATGATCTCTGGCTGCTTTCTCTTCTCTCGATTCTCCTGCCCGTGGTCGATGAAGCGGAAGCACTGGTTCAGGGCTTCCTGATAGTCGCTGACGGGCATTTCTTCGAAGTCGGGATAGAAGATGGTCAGCGCCGCTTCCGCCTTATCCCGCTCGTCCAGTTCCCTGTCTGTCAGGGCTACGAGGATATCGAGGATTGCGCGGTAATCAGATTGGATCGCGTATTCTGTTCCGTCGACCTCAACAGAGGTCGGCAGGGAATAGATCACTTTCCCCATCTATCAATATATTTCGCGAACAGGGGGCCTGCGCGTTTTCCATCTATCTGTATATTTCGCAATCCTCGGGTTGGTCTTCTTCTGCTCTGCCGCGAAGCTCGTGTCGATCTGATCGATCACGGCCAGCATGAGGTTGCACCATACTGGCAGGCCGTCGGCCAGCGCGTAGACGTTCATAGTGCCGAACAGGTCTGCGCAGACAGGCTTGGCAAACAGGCCGTCGATCATGTCCCGCATTTCCGCGTCGCGGCGGCGGGCAATGGCGAAAATCTCCTTCTTGTCCGCGCAGCGGTCAATCTCGGCCTTATACGCCTCCTGCTTCCCGTCCAGTTCGTCAAACGTGTTGAATATCTGTTCAACAAATGCGCTGTCGGTCGGGTTGAAGGAGACTTCCGCCGCGTCGTTCAGCTTGAACGATACGATACCGGTTTCAAATTTGATTTCAGGCATTGCGATTCCTCCTTACGCTGCGTCTGGCGTGAAGGTAATAGCCCCGTTGGCGCCAACCGCCGCCGTGCCGGTCGTGCGTTTGCCGCCGAGCGTCACGTCGATGGGCATACCTACCGAGCCGCCGCCCTCGCCGCCGAGGCTGGACGGCTTGACCATAGACGCGTCGTAGCGCTCCGCGAAGACTGCCGTCTTGGCCGTTCCTGCATAATGATGGACGATCAGCACGTCCTGATTCGCCAGCGCAGCTGCGTTCTGCTGCTTGACCGCCAGATCCCAGATCTTCTTCAACGCCGCATCGCCCGCGTCAAGGTCGCACGGGTCAAAGCTCTGCGTGATAATCGGTTTCTTCATGGTGGTTCTGGTCGTTCCAAGGATATCCTTGCTGGAATCCTCCTGCCAGTCATACTCCATGCTGGAGTCTGTGACGCGAGTGCCGAACGGCGCCCAGGCGGGCGTTGAGGACTCGCCGGTGTTCAGATATGCAATCAGCAGCTCCCGGTCGATGGTCTGACCGGCCGTGGTATTAAAAGTAACTTCTGCCATAGTTAAATCACCTCATATGTCAGTTTCATTAGAATTTGATGATCCTCTGTGCCGTCCTCATACCGGGCGAACAGGGCCGAGCGGCTGACAGCTTCCATGCGCCGGACGCGCATCCCGTCGCCCAAATCCGGCGGGTTCTGCATGGCCCAATCCCCGAAGCGGTTCAGCATGGCGTCGCATTTCAGGCGCTTGTCGTTGCTGTTTCCGGGCTTGATGCGGGCGATGATCTTGAATTGATATTCCGCCTCGTGCCCTCCGAGGATGAATTTTCGTGTGATGTACGCGCCCTGAATGGTGGACAGGGCCATACTCGCCGAGTCGGCGGCGAGGAATTCATAATTAATCGTTGCGGCCGGTATGTCGTCGTCCGAGAAGGAATTTGCCCAGATCATCATCTTTCGGGAGATATCCTGTTCTTCCTCCGCAGATACCAGCCTTTTTTGCTTTTCAGCGTCCATTCTTCACCGCCTTGTCCGCTACACGAAGCCATTTATCAAGATTTTCAGCCTTTGACGCCTCGAACCAATGCGATTGCGCCTGATTGTGTCCTGACGTGTTGAACACAAGATTTTTGTCGGTCAGTACCTTTGTCCCGCCTTTCGGCGCGTAGGTGCTTCCGGTCTCCGGGTCTACCATGACTTTCCCGTAGTACAGGAACCTTGCGTATGGGCCGGGATAGATGATCGCATTCCCTTCCACCTGTGTTCTGCGGTCGAGGGAACCGGTCAAGAATGGCACATACGGGGCTGTGTCCTTTCTTGCCTGAAGCGCGACAATATGCTCCGCTTTGGTACACGCCTGCGCGATTGCCTCATGCAATTCATCAAAGCCGTCTGCCTTTACGCTGAATTTCAGCATATTAGGCCCCTCCGACTTCGAAGTGTCTCATGTCCTGGCTTCCGAAGTCCTTCATATCGACCTTTGTGACCTTGTAAACGTCGTCATAGAGCATTTCAAGCGCCTGCTCGGTCTTGTCCGGCTCCACGACTTCACCCTTGATAAAGAATGTCGTTCCGCCGTTGCCGTCCGTGGAGAGCGTCCAGATTCCGCTTTTATCAGTTGCACGCCAGAATTCTTGCGGGCCGACGTAGCGCTTTTCTGCGCCCGTCACGCCGTCTACAGCAACCGTAGAGAACGGAATGTACAGATTCACCGCATCCGCGCCCTCAAGCCCGCTCTGGCGGACGTTGGCCGCCTTGGAGGCTTCCAGCAGAACGCCGCGCAGGACGGTGATGTAGGTTTTCTCCACGTCCTTGAATGTCGCCGGGTCTGTCTCCTGCGAGACGTTGTAGATGGTTACGGTGTGGGGGAACATGGACACGGCCCATACCCCCTTGCTTTGAGTAATCCGGTCGGCCCGAGGTACGCCAGCACGATCTCACGGCGGCGCGTCTCTGTCCGCTGTATATCTGCCTGGGACAGATTTCGTGAACCAAAGCTTCGCGACCAGCCGCCGACCGTCTCGCTTGATACGGGCCTGTCGGTCGTGTAGACGAGGCTGTCCAGCTTCCCAGCGTCCTGCTCCAGCTCGGCCAGCGCACAGACGCAGTTCTGGACGGCTTCGAGCTTGTCCCCGGCGGCGGAGCGCGCGCGGCTCATGGTGATGTAGTCGACGTAAGCCGATGCCTTGCGGGCGAGGCCGCAAAATTGCTCTTCATCCATCGCCGTCCCGCGGTACACAGTCGCGTAATACTCATAATCAGCGTAGATCATGCTGCGCCCTCCTTCCGGTCAGCCTCCGCGCCCGTCATGCAGGCGCGGAGGCTCGATTTTACTTGCTGACGTCCGCGCCGATGAACAGGCCGTAAGGATCGGGCACGACCGGGATAAACAGGCCGCTTGCCTTCGTCCAGACGGCTACGGGGTCAGGCGTCTGCCACTGCGTAATGGTGATATACTGCTGTGCGCTCTTGTCGGAGTACGGGCCGTATGCCTTTTCTTCCGGCGTCACGCCCCATAGGCCGACGCCAAAGGAATTGGCCGTGCCGTTGGACAGGAACGCAACCTTGTCCTCCGGGAAGAATCTGTACGGCTTCTCTTTGCCGTCCGCGGTCTGCACCTTGTAGCGCTGGTCGTTGGCCGTAATCTGGCCAAAGCCGAACAGATTGAGGAAAAGGCTGCGCAGCTTCTCAGGAGTGACGAATGTACCCGCGCCCACAGTGCCGTATACGATGGTCTGAATGCCCTTGTTGGACGCGAGCTTGCGCAGGATCTTCGTACCGACGACCATTTCGCTCAGCGCATGACCGGAGGCCGCCGCCTGATCTGTGATTGCATAAAGCTGGCCGATGATATCAGCGTCTGCGCCAAAGTCGATCTTGAAGCCGGTGTTCGCGGACGGAACGCCGTAATCGACAGTCATGTTGAGGTTGTTTTCCTTGATGGTCATCTTGCCGGTCGCAAGGACTTCCATTTTCGCGACTTCGGTTCTTACCTTGACCGCGTCGGCCATCAGGCGCATATCGTCGAAGACGTAGCTCACAATGGCGTTGTCGGCGTATACGCCGTTTTCGTTGAGCAGACGCACCCGCTCGGACTGGTTGATCTTTCGCTTGATAAACAGCTTTTCAACCGCGGTCTTTTCGAGAGCCGGGCGCGTGGCGATCTCAGCCTCGGTGTCGAGCGCGTGCACAGTCGCCATCGTGGGGATCTGTGCGCCGTTCGCGAGACGCAGGTACTCGGCTTTCAGGTTTTCGGTTTTCTGATCCGGGAACAGCCGGTCTCCGAGGTAGGCCGGGCGCGCGACGGAAATGTTCTGCGAGAAATCCAGACGGTCAGCGTCGGAAATCAGTTCAAGAATGTCAGGCATGGTGTTTTTCCTCCTTCTTTAGGCCGTAGTCCACACGGGGTACAGGGTCACATTGCCGGTCATTTCGACCTTGGAAACAGCTTCGCCGCCCTTAGCCGTGCTCCAGCCGGTCTGCGTGTTGCCGCTCTTGGTCAGCGGGTATTCGGTCGATACGTCGGCATAGGAGCCCTCTGTGTAGACGTTCTCGTCGACGGGCGGTGTGCCGCTGCCGTCGTTTTTGTCGTAGGTCACGGTATAGCCGCGCGTGGTCTCCGGCGCGTCGACAAACGTGAAGCCCTTGCCGGACAGCGCGGTCTTGGCTGCAGAGGCCAGCGACAGGCGGTCTGCCAGCGCACGGCCCGCGACCATCACGGAGCCGGGCATATTGCCGTCCGTCACGTCGATGTCCTCAAACACGATGCCGACGGCGTTCGAGTTGTCGGACGGGAACGGCGTACCGGCCTTTACGATCTTGTACTTGCCGTCCTGCACGCCCATCGACGCGGGGATTTCACGGGTTTTCAGTACGAGGCCGACTTCGCTTTCGAGGAAATTCGGCCTGACTTCTGCTTTTGTGTTTACAACGATAGACATTTTTCAAATCACTCCTTGTTTGGTGTCTGCGCAAACTGCGCGTTGAATTGCTGCGCGTACATTGCGCCCTTGCTCTTTGCCGCCGGTGCGCCGCCCTGACCGACGGGCTTGACAAATGTGGGCGCGGGCTTGTCGGACTGGAACGCGGTCGGGTCTGCTTCAAGCTGGGTCTTGTGCCACTCGTCGAAGCCGGTCAGCTCGCCGTCTTTCAATTCAAGGTGCTTCTCCTTGAGGTCTGCAAGGTAGGCTTTCTCTGCGGCTTTGGAAGAGAACTTGACGCCCTTGGCCGTGATCGCGCGGGTCATGGCGTCGGCGTAGTCGCGGCTTGCGAGCTGCGCCTTGTAATCCTCGGTTTCCTTGGTGTACCGGCCCTGAAGGTCTTCGAGTTGCTTGCGAACGCTCTCAGCGTCCCCGCTGGACTTCCTCAGGTCTTCGATGTCCTTGTTGCGGTCGGCCAGTTGCTTTTCCACGGCCTCTTTGTCCGCCTTTGCGTCCTCTGCGGCCTTTTTGTGCTTCTCAATGTCCTTGCCGTTCATGGCAAAAACCTTGTCCGCCTGCTCTTCTGTCAGGCCAATGCTCAGCAATTCTTCTTTTTTCATGGTTTCTCCTTACGGGATAGGCTTTTTAGGTCGTCGCCATGACCTCCCGCCTGCACTTTTAGGCTTGCAGATAGCCAATTTTTTGTATAAACCCCGCTCATGCGGTTTTTACCGAAACAAAAAGAGCCAACCACTAAGATAATCTCAGTAGTTGGCTCATCGTGCCATTCCGCGCACTCGATTGTGCTGCGGTATCTGTATTACTTTTTCAGCTCTTCCGCCTTGATGATCTGCGCCTTGACTGTTCCGTCCTTCATGCGCTTCAGCTGAACGCGGAACCCGGCGGCAAGCGCCCGCTCAATGGCGGCTTTCAGTTTTTCGTCAATCATATAACACCTTCATTCTCTCCGGCTGCTCTGGCAGCCCTGCGGCCTTGCTAAAATCATGGTATTTCGTGTTCAGGCGGCGCAGCTTGGCTGTTGCGGCAGTCTCCTTATCCTTTTGGCCTGATGCTTTGTAGGCTTTTTTCAGCTTTTTTTGCTTTATGATTTCCCGCTCAAGCCTGCGCTGCATCTGGGTTGCTTCATATGCAGTATATTTCTTCCCGTCGAACTCACAGCCGAGGCCGTCGTCGATGTGCTCCAGCTGCTCTTCGGAATAGGTAGGCTCCATAATGCCGGGGAGAAATGCGTGTTTGTAGTGTCGGCAATTTGCTCCGGTCAGGCCGTCTACATAGCCGTAGCCAGTCGTCTCCACGAGATCCTTGTACTGCCCAAGCGGGTCAGGCTCTCCGTTTTCGCTTTTATAATAAATTTTCCCTTGCCAATCCTTGTGGCTCGACCACGGGGACGGGCCGGGCTTGTCTCGTGCGCCGGAGTGGGCTGTGATCTCAAAATACCGGGTATCCAGATATTCCGCCGACTGGTCGGAATACTTGTCGCAGATTTGAGCTACACCTGTCATAACGGCCCTGCGGGCAGCCACGTCGATTTGATCTGTGTGCCCGCTCTCATAGTCCACAACTTTGATTCCGCTTTCTGCCAGCTGCTTGACGGCGTTGGCAATCGCCTGATTATAGCTGATCGCCCCGCTCTGAATTTGCAGCGTTGACGAATTTAGGGCCCACTGATATGCTTGCGCAGGCGGAAGCATTCTCTGGCCATTGTCCACTAAAAACCCCAAAGATTGCGTCAGATTTCGGAATTCTCCGAGCGTCTGCCTGCGGATCGCGTCGATATCGGAGGCGTCTACCAGCCGGTCAGGCTTTGTCACATCGGCCAGCGTGATAAGGCCGTTGTAATAGCGCTGATTGCGCTCTACAACGTCGTCCAGCAGCTTGTTCAGCTTTTCCTCGCCGATATCCGCCGTCTTCTGGATCTCCTTTCTGATCTTCTTGAGGTCGATGCCGTGTGACCGCAGCGCCCGAATATCCTGCACCGTTACCTCGTTCAGCTCATCCGCAGCTTTAAGCCGGGAGCAGATTTCTTCCAGCAGCGTTATTTCAAGAGCACGGAACAATTCTGCCAGTTCTTCCGGGAGGGCGTCAAGTAATTCAGGAGTAAATGGGTATTTCATTTGTTATTTCTTGCGCCGCCATTGCTTTTTCTTCCCATCCCATGATAAGCCATTGGCTTTTGCAACATTGCGCAAATTGTACGTTTGCCCCGAAATCGATTGCACCTTAGACCAGTCAATACCAAACGTTTCCCCGTTTATTGCCCCGGCTTGAATTATGTACTTCGTGTTCACAGTTCTATTTGTTTTTGCGGTTTTTTCATAAGAATCCGCTTTTGCATAGCTGAATGTCAGGTTTCCGTTTCCATCCGTCTTCGCTTCCAAGATTTCGTCGTGATGGTATGCAGGGCTCCACCCTCTGGCTTCGCGCATATAGGATTCTATTTCCCTCGGCTTGCCTCCAATAATGGTTCCATCTTTGCTGCCTCCGGCAGGGATTCTTCCGGATTTTCCGCGGTCTCCAGCTCCGCCTGCGCCTCCACGTCCGCCCATTTTGCTTTCCTCCGTTTCACAATATCATCATAGTGCGGCTTTACCCGTATCAAATTCCAGTCGCATTCTTCCGGCACTTTCCCGTAGAATATCACCCATTCCGGGGATAGCCGTTTCATCATTTCTTCGTAGCCGCGCAGGAACAGGCGCTTGCTTTCAGCGTTTGCCTGCGTTCCCACCGAGGAAACCGCCACAACACCGCCGACAGGTTCACCGTCAAAGCACCAGTCATAACTATTCTCATCGCTCCATGAGATTGTCGGATAAACCGTCATGCCGTGCATTTGCCAGTATGCCGCCAACCAATGCTTGCGGTAATGGTTGTATATCTGCATCGCCAGCGGCATATCCGTGTATGTGGAGAAGTCCGGCGCACACACCGCCGCAAACTGCAACAGTTTCGGAATGTACTTGTCCGGCGTGTTCCAATATCGAATGAATTGGTAATCGTCCACAAAGAAATGAACGATTTTGCTTGCCTGGTCTTTTGCTGTGTAATGGTAATTCACAGGGATAAATTCGCCATGCGGATATGCCTTGACCGGCTCGATCTGCGGAATGTCGTACTTTCCAACGCCGGGGAATGTGAACTTGTCGAGATTTTCAAAGTTAATCATACCGGACGCCATGTACCGCTGCGCTTGTTAGTTCTGCGGTATTTCTTGCCGTTTACCGTAACTTCCAACGCACCGGACTTTTGCGCTGTTACAAAGGCATTGGAAAACGCCTTGTTTTCTGCTGCTTTGCGGTTTTTACTGGACTGGTCACGCAATTTCCGCATGTAGCTATCCATTTCACCGCGCGCTCTTGCAGCTCTGTCTGCGGCGCTTCCTGTTTTCTGCGCCGTTGTCAGGCGCGCAGGCCCGCTTGCATAAGGATTGACTGCTCCTGCCGCCGTTTTTAGTGCCGTTGTTGCGAGAGTTGCCATCTGCTTTACGGCGTCTTTCTTTTCAGCGTCCGACAGCTCAAGCCCATTGATTTCAGCAGCGTTGCGCTCAAATGTGCGCCTGATAATATCGCCCATATCAGTGACAGACGCAGCGTTTGCTCGGTTAATATCCTGCTGTGACAAAAACCGCGCAAGGCTCATACCGCGCCCACGCCCAGATTCTCCGGCTCCAATGCCGCCACCGGCTCCACCTCTTCCTCCCATCGTTTTGTACCTCCGTTAATTCTGATCACTTTTTCCCGTAGACGGCTATGTTAAATGCTTTTTTCTGCCACTCTGGGGCGTCCTTTCTCATCTTTCCGCCCTTACTTGCAATCTTTCTATAACGATCATGCACAACTCGTGCATAGAACGCTTTTTGTTTCTTTCCTTCTTTGCTATCTGCTTTTATGCCAGCTTTGTACCCATCCAGTAACTGCTGGTAAAAGCTATCCGGCATGATTTTAGATATCTCATATATTCGTGGATTTACATCTATTTCGATTGTTTTGTTGTTGGAATCATAAGAATTGTATACCTTGTGCGATTCTTTCTCGTATACATCCTTGTATTCTGAATACGGAACCCTAATTCTTTGTTCCGTAGGGATAACTTCGTTTTTTGCTACCCCCCCGGAACTTCCTCTTCCTCCCATCACTCTACCTCCTGTTGCTGTTCAGTTACCATATCCTGCGCTCTCGGAAGCATTTTCTTTGCAGTCGCTTCGTCCTCGCCGTACCATTTCGCGCGGTATTCCCAGTGGTTCAGAATTCCGTCAGCGAGGTCAAGTCGGTCGTTTGCCCGCTCTTGTTCCTTCTTCTCAGCGTCGTCAAGGATGGAATCGCCCCAATCATATTCTGCGTTGTACGTCCCGGCAGGCGCGAGGTTATAGAGTGTTGCGTATGTATCGAGCGCATAGAGCAGGCTGTCAAACGTGTGTTCAAGCGCCGTCTGGATACTGTCAATTAGCACATATTTGCGCTGCTTGCTGTTGCGGATCTCCGTCGCGGTCTTCTCGACGGTCTGCGGATCGGAGATATCGCCATAGGCCAGCCCGACGTTGAACTCGATGCGGCGGAGCGTATTCTGGAACCCTCGGTAGATTGCTTCATCGCGGATCTGCGGCTCGATGTACTGAAAGAATTCGCCGGACGGGGAGAACGGCCCAAGCTCAAACATACGCTTGTTAAACATATCCGCAGTCGAGCTCGTGCCGTCCATCAGGACTTTGCGCTCGCTGGAACGGTATTCCCAGCGCAGGCGCTCCCACTGCTCGTCGGCCTGCTTGATAAGCTGCACCGTAGCCGCGTCTCCGTAGACGGACATTCCGCAGGGGCTGTTTGCGTCCGTTGTGTTGGCCGCAGGCGGGCGGAAGTACGCGAAGAGCGGCCCGCTCATATCCTGAATCGCGATCTCCGGCTGAATGTCCGCCCATTCCGGGACGGCGTTCAGGGGCGCTTCTGCGCCGACTGTGCCGGAAGCGTCGCTGTAATACGCTTTATTGCGGATCGTATAGGTCGTGCCGTCCAGCTCGTGCGATTCGAGGCGGATATAATACTTCCCGCCCACTTTCGCGGGCTTGTCCCGGAAGACGCCTCCGATGCAGCGCCCGGCAGGGTCAAATTTCGTCGGCTGGAACGCCGCCGCGCCGGTCACGTCGACCAGCAGCTGCTCACCGTAGATATACGGCTTAAATGCCACGCCGCCGAGCGCAAGCCCCAGTTCTAAGGCGCTGTGAAAATTCTCTTCCGCCCGCTCAAAGCAGTCTTTCAGATAATCCGCACGGGCGCTGCCGGTGATGTTAGCCGTCAGCTCGGCCAGCGTCGGTCGCGCGATCTCCCGGCAGATCGCCGCCGGAAGCCCGACAGCAATGACATCGCACGTCTGCCAGGGTGGATTTCCAATAAACATCGCGTACCAGAGGCTTATATTCTGCTCCATCTTCTGGCTGACTGCCGGAGATACGCCGAATTCCCGCTCGGCCACCGCCTGCGGGAAAAGCATATTCCGGAACCACCCTCGAATGTTTGTCAAAAGGCTCATTTCTTGATTTCTCTCCTCAAAACGGTCATGCAAAAATAGCGGATACTATCGCACACGTGGTCGTTTTCTTTTATCACGCGGTCTTCTCCTGCGTCTTTGTCCCAGCTATAAAGGCCAAATTCCCGAAACGCGTTTTTGCAACTCTCATGGAATTTGATTATGCCGCTTTTGATGCAGGCCCCCGTGAAGCGAATGCCGTCCAGCACGGCGTTGTTTGCTTTCCATACAGAAAACTTTCCGTGCCGCCGGATGCACTCGGCAAAGGACGCTGCCGATGGGTCGAGCACGACACGCTCAATGCGGTATCCGTCCGCGAATGCCTCTAAATCCTGATAATATTCTTCGTCAGTCTTCTGCCGCCCGCTCTCGCGCCCGCTGTGGTAATATTCTTTCTCCATGACGGCCTTGCCGCCATATTCCCGCCACAATGCAAAGACGGTAGGGTTCTGTGTGCCGTAGTCCGATGAGATCCAGTACCGCCCCGGCCCGCCCCGCTCACTCGTGACGTTTCTGGCCCGATCAAACATTGGGTAAACCAGACCCTCGGCGATTCTCCAGAGGCCGAGAATGTAGCGGTCGTAATAAACCGTCCCTTCGTATTCTTTTTTCAGATTTTCTTTAAAAGATTCCGGCAGGAACGGATTGTCGTCTATTGTGTATGTCTGGCTGAAAATGTCCGCGTTGCTATCAAGGAATTTTTTCAGCCAGTGGTCAGGATATTGCGGATTGAACGTCCCATCAAAACAGGAGTATTCCTTATCAAGACGGCTTTTTAGCAGCGCGAAGACTTCTTCCGACCAGTCCGCGACCTCGTCGCCGTAGCAATATTTAATCGACGCGCCGCGGATCTTTGAAACCTGAGAAACCTTTTCCGCACCGAGGCAATAGCACTTTTCCCCGAAAATCCACGCTGTGTTGTCGCTGGAGATTGTTCCGACAAGCATATCGCCATACAGGTTCCGCATCGGCTCCAGCACATTTCGCTCAATCGTGGATTTTGTTACGCCGAGAATGACGGCCAGACCATCTTTTCCGATTCGCTCACGAATCCGGATCGGTATGATCCATCGAAAATCGAGGTAAGTCTTCCCACTTCTGGTGGCTCCGCCCTTGAAGTTCCATCGATGCGTCCCGTATTTTACAAATTCACGTTGTTTCGGACTTAACAGCATCTTGGAACTCCTTCAGCATCGAATCAAGCTTCTCCATTGTCGTCCTGTTGCGGTCGGAAGCTGCCGCGTATCGCTTCATGAGACTGTCACCGGCTTTCAGCCGGTCGGACAGCGATGCGTCCATGCCGAACTGGTCTTTGACCTCCCCGCGCATGACGGCAGTGTAAAATTTCAGAATTTCGTTGGAATCTGCGACAAGCGCCGCTTCCTGTTCGTCCAGCCTGCGCTTTATATACGCAGAAATAGCTGGTTTTGACAGGTTTTCTGCCGCAATCACTCTGCATGATGTTTCTTTGTACCCGGCCTTTTTCGCTGCTTCTGTCGCGTTCCCGGATTTCAGATATTCTTCGCAGAATCGTCTCTGCTTCGGCGTAAGCTTTTCATCCGCCATCGCTGTAAAGTCCGGCCAGCAGCTTCACCACATCCGCAATCTGGTACGTTTCCAGCAGAGTGACGTTCTTCGGCTTTTCATCAGGTCGATATTCGTAAACCATGTATTTCGTCACCATCCTGTCATTTTTCGCGGAATAGGTCTGCATTTGATTGATTTTTATTTTGATTCCGTTGTACAAGAGCGCTGTTTGCAGCTTGTGTGCAAGGGCGCGCAAACTCGCCATAGCCGCTCCTTTCTGCCTCGTTCTTTCGTTCTCGTGTCTCCGTGTGTGAATAAATATATTTATTCACACCGGAGAACACGAGAACAGGAGGATGAGGTTTCCGCAGAACGCTGCGGTGCCGATGAAGAAGGGCGTAGAGTTGATCTCTACGCCCTTATAGTAAATGTTAAATTTGGCTCTGGGACGCAGACTTTTTCATAAAAGCCCTCTTTTTTGCCCCACAAGGCGAATAAATTGCCTGTGCCACTCCTGTGCGGTGCGTTCGGACACATAAACCGCCATCGCAGCGCCCTGTAAGGTGTGCGTCCGCTTCCAAAGAACCAAGTCTATGAGCCGGAGTCGCTCCGCGCCGTCAACGAGCTGTTCCGTCTCCGCGATTGCATCCGCAACGGCAGCGCGCTCGGCCTTCGTCATCAGCCCGCCGCCCTTATAGCTGCGGATCATCCATTTTGCATAGGCCCACCAGCCGTATCGCGGCGTGCTCATCAGTAATGTTGCCTCCCTTCGCGCTTTGCGCGGTTCGCATCGTGCAGCGTCCGCATACAGCCCCTTGTTGTTGCATATCTCGCTGCGTCCTTTGATTGCTCCTGCTTGTATCTGTCCGCCTCCCGGCGGAATGCTATGTATCGGGTGCAGTCCGTGTGGCAGCCGGTATGCCTATCCGCACAGCCTTTGCACGGAGCCTGCACCGGTGTGAGCCCTAGATTTCCCTGCATTCGTCCACCCTCACACATACGCGCTTGCCGTTTACCGCAACGACATAGCCCGTCCGGTTTGTCCTGTATTTGTATTTCTCGGCAGGATACACCCGTCCGCAGACAGGCCGCATTTCCGGGTATACCGGGATCGAGCACGTGATCAGGATCTGCACGCGCTCCGCCCGGCCCGTCACAGCTTCCCCATGTGCCGCCCAGGCGCACGCCTCGCTGCAAAAATTGTATTTTGCCTTGTACTTGGACGGTGCGCGCATAAACGTTTTCCCGCAGGCATCGCACGTCAGCTGCATCGGCGGTCTTGGCGGCTTTCGCTGCGTCTTGTTCAAAGCTTTACCCCCTTGATGTACTTATCGAAATACGTCACGGCTACCGCCATCGCCGCCCACATATCCTTTGCAAATTTGACGCCATTCACGTAGAAAAACCCCGGATTTGCTTTTGTTCCGACAACTCCATACCTGTCTATTAGGGCCTGCCGAATGTTCTTATCCTTCGCGCTCAGGCGGCCGCACAGGTATAGCTTTTCTTCTCGCCTGTATATCCTTTTCGGCTCATATCCGCCAGATCTCAATGCAATTTCCCAGAATCGCCCGACCCAGACGCAGGTGTCGAACACCTCTTGTCCGACCGTCATGCCCATGCCCGCGATCATCTCGATTGCAACGTCTATGCAGTTCGCATAAAGCTTCCGATCCAGCATATCAGTCACTGCCGGGTTCTCGATCTTCCCGGCCTCCAGCACGCGGCGAATTTCTTCGCCGTCGTGCTCGACCACCACATAGCCGGATTGCGTATTTCCGGGGTCAATCGCTAGAATCGTTCCCACGCTTTTTCGCCTCCTGCTCTTCCTTTCTCCGCCGCTCTTTTTCACGCTTGCGGCGGTCTTCTTCGTTGTGTCTGAGCATATTGTTCGCCGCGATACCGGCGGCTACAACTGCTCCCCACGTGAAAGCAATAGCCATTTTTATTTCACCTCCTTAAATTCCGAACGGCATAATCGGGGCGATGCTTGATTTAAATTTATTCGTCGCACAGTCCAACATTTGCAGCATCAAATAGCATTTATCCAGCTGCCCGGTGACAGACTGCATCTTCTGGACTTCCCAGAAAAGCGCATAGCAGCGCTCCGTCGCAGTCTTCCGTTTTTCGCCGTACAGGATCGATACGCCGTTCAGCAGCAGCTGGTATTCGTCTCTGCGCAGACCCTTGAAATTCTTCACCGTCTCGGCCATCTCCGCCGCTGCCTTTTCGACATCCGGTTCTTCTTTTGGCGCGTCAAACTCCACTTTCGGGATACCGCCCAGAAGCAGCGCGTCGATGTAGTCCAGCAGGAGTTCCCGCATTTCGGTTGCGTTTGTTGGCTTATTCATTCGTAGACCCTCCTAAAATATCATCCATGCTCATTCGCGCAAAGTCTACGCATTCCTCACCAGAAAAGAACATTCTCTCCAGTTCCTTGTCCGAGAACCGTTCGGCCTTGTGCTTCAAGCACCGGTACGGATAAACGTAGTTCTTTCTGTATTCCAGATTTTTGCATGTAAAACAGCAATCCTGCATCAACTTTCCTCCTCATGCATGGTTTACACTCCTGTTCCATGCCTCAACCGCTTCAATGTATGCGTTCGTGTTCCATGCTGTTTTCAGGGCAACGGATGTCCCGCATTTCCTGCACTTTACATTGAGCGTCATAATCTTTTTCCCGAAATTACACGAACCGCCTGTTTCTTCTACGTCACCGCCGCAGAACGGGCACGGTTTCAGTTCAGCCATCCTTCTTGCCCTCCGTTTCCTCGGCGGAATTGTGCGTCAGCACCCACAGCTCCCCGGCTCTCTTGAGCCAGTAGAGCCAGTCCGCCATAATTGCATCAATCACCGCAGCCGCCTTGTCATGTGGCATGGCGAGAATCGCCTCCGAGGAAAGCTCCGTCGTATTATCTTCCATCACGGATTCATACAGGCGGCTACGGATTGGGATTCTGCAATACTTTTCCTGTCCATCAATTGTCCCACGGATTACTCCCTGGTTGCTCATGCCTTTCCCTCCATTTCCTGAATCGCCCGCTCGGCTTCGGCGCGCGTCAAAAATATGCTCTTCCCGATTGCATTTTTATCGAAAGCCGGGCCGCCTGCCGTCTCATAGATGACCTCGCGCACCGTGTGCTCATACACCCTCACCCCGTCAGTCTCGTACACCTTGCACGGCAATATAATGCCGCGCCCGTCCTTGTCGGCCTCGGCAAGCTTGCGGATGTGCTTGAGCAATGTAAGCTGCTCAGTCAGCGTTTTTGATTCTTTCAGCGCGTAATCGAACAGCTCTCCTAGCGCAGTTACCTCTTTTGGCGTCAGCCCCGTATCCTCGTAGGCCGCGAGTCGCTCACACACCGCTATTTCAAACGGGCAATCCTTGATTTTGCACCCGCTGCCGTAGCACGGTTCTTTGAAGCAGCGCGGATAATAGGCGTGTTTATACGATGATTCGTTCCATTTAGTCAGTCGTTCCATATCTCTTCCTCCACATACCGCCAGCTCTGCGGCGGGCGGGTGATCGGCTTTGGTTTTGCCTTGAGCGCTACCTCTACCTCATTTGGCACAGCGTAAAATTCCCGCAGTTCGCGCGGTGTGTCGTAAATCCTGAGGTTGGATATGTGCCAGCCGAAGTTAATGTTGCTGATCTCATCGCACAGAAATTCCCCGATGACTTTGCCGTTTCCGCATTTGTAGATGTAGCACTTAAACGGCGGGTTCATCTTCGGGCGCGTCTTGCGCACCTCAATGGTCTTCCGCCCGTTGATGATCTTCTCACACCACTCCGGGCGAATGCTAAGCAAAACAGCTTTACTCATGCCTTGTCTCCTTCCTCCGGCGCTTCCGGCAGCGGCATCCAGTGGGTGACCTCCACGTCTTGCCCCCATGTATCAAACCATTCGCCGTATGCGTAATTTGCAATGAGTGCCTCCCCGTCAGCATTTAGCGCAAGCTGCGGCATATCATACTCTGGCGTTTTTTCTGTCACGGAAATCCACCGCTTCTTCTCCCGCAGCGCGTCCCTCTCGGCTTCTGCCTTCGCGTTCTCGGCGGTCAGGCGCTCGATGGCTTCAGAGGCTTTGTCCAATAAATTCTCTTGGCAGCGCTGCTTATCCTCATGCATGGCGCAGTCTTTGCACTCGCCCTCTGCGCAGCACCGCAGCGCCTGCACGATTTCCTTCGCGTCTATCATATATCCTCCATTCCTTAGGTTCATGAACCACTTTCGATTCCAAATTCTCCCGTTCCAGAAGATGTTTTCTTGCAGCACCAAATCGTCCAGTGATCGAATGCAATCGCCTTTCATGTATTTGGGTTTACTCATTTGTTTTTGTCCTCCTCCTCGTTCAGCATTTTGTCTATCGCCGCCAGCTGGAACGCATCAAGTTCGTCCCCGTGGCGCTGCACGCCTTGCTGCAATCGGGCAGCGCCCTTTGACACCGGCCCCATCACCCTGTCCACAGCTGCACGCTCTAACGGATTCAGTTCGTCATGGTGCCCCTGCACGCCGTAGCCGGGCTTTGCAGCGCGGCCAAGCGCCGCAGGGCGTGTGCTGGCCTCTTTCAGCCAGTCAAACACGATCCCCTTGTAATTTGCGGCCATAGAGCGGGTTATCACGTCGATCATTGCAGCCTCGCCGTATTCCTCCGCAGCCTTTGTGATCTGCGTAACAAGGCTTTGCAGGCCGACAGGCTTATACTCTTCCCGTCGTTCGCCCTTGTACGCCACCCATTTTTCAACTGCTTCGCGCAGCGTGGGGGGTAGGGGGGAAAGAATACTGTCCTTGTCCTTGTCCTTGTCCTTTGTCCTTTTCCTTTGTCCATAGCTTTTTTTGCTTTCATCGGAAAGCATTTGCTTTTTTTGCTTTTCGTTGCTTTCGTCAAAAGCATTTGCTTTTTCGGATTCAGGCCGGCCGCCCTGCTTTCCTGCCTCGCTTCTGGACGCGGAGATGGCTTTTTGCGCCGCTACGGATTCGTCAATGTCCCGTCGAATCGCAGGCCAAATGAAACGTTCACTCCCGCTGAACTCTGGCTCTGCTCCCGACTCGCGATAATCCATCGCGGCCAGCACCAAGCGCCCCACCTCAGCGGCACTGTACGCCTCGAAATAGCTCCTGTAACTCAGCCACAGCTTGACGTATTCCTTTTTATCTCCCATCCGTCAGCCCTCGCTTTTCGGCTGACAGGTAATAAGCAGTTGATCGCGCCGGTCAACAAGTTTTGTCAGGACTTCGAGTTCTTCCACAGTCACGTTGTAAAAATTGATCTCATTCTCAACTTCCACGCAGCCTGTAACAAATTCCTCAATGCAAACATCAAAAAGCATCGCAGTGCCCTCCATCAGAACGGAAGCTCACTTTCGTCGCCGATCTCCATCTGCGGCATATCCGGTTCGGAAAACGGAACCGGCGTTGTGCTCGGCAGCGGCTTGAACTCCGAAGAGGCCGGTGCAGCGGAAGAAGCATTCTGCCCGTCCCGCTTGCTGTCGCCGAAATAAACGCTTTCTGCGACGATCTCCGCCGTCTTGCGCTTGTTTCCGTCTTTGTCTTCCCAGTTGCGGATCTGCAAACGGCCAGAAATGACAGCCATGCGGCCCTTTGAGAAATACCTGCTGACGAACTCAGCCGTGCCGCGCCATGCGACGATATCCACGAAATCCGTTTCCTTCTCCGCGCCCTGCGCCGCGAAATCGCGGTCGCAGGCAAGCGTGAAGGACGCAACAGAATTTCCGCTTTGCGTCTGCCGAAGCTCCGGGTCACGGGTCAGGCGGCCCATCAGGACGATTTTATTCAGCATTTGCGTTGCCCTCCATGACCTCACCTGTAGTCTGGTCAACAGGCATATTGTCTACCATTTCCGCATCTGCGACAACAGTAGGAACGCTGAACATATCGTCGCTGATCTCCGTCTTGACCGTGCTGTCCTGCGCGATCTGCCGGACAAATTCAGACTTCATCGGGGCATATTTCAGAACCTTTTTCAGAACGGTCTTCTTTGCCATCTCTTCGAAGTTGGTCTGCCACGGGCCGGAACCGTATGCCTTGCTGTACTTCTGCGCATGGGCGCGAACATCGTCCAGCGTCATGATCTCGAAGCCGTAGCCGCCGTCCTTTGTCTTGAACATCGCCCAGACGTTCACCGGGTCGCCGCGATCTCCGTTCAGCTTCGGGATAAATTTCAGGCTGCATTCTGTGCCATACTCGGCAATCAGCGTATCGTTCGCGTGTCCGACTTGCGCCTGGATCGTCTGGATCTCGCCGGAGCGGTATGCAAGGTCGATCATGCCTTTGTACCCAAGCTGGAACTGACATTCAAGGCGGTTCTGCTTGCCGTTCCAATAAGGAATCAAATATGCCTGCCCAAGCGGCGTGTTCGGCTCCAAGCCAAGCTGCGCGGCGGTCATCATCGCGCCGAGGAAAGATTGCGGCGTACACTGTGCCAGTTTCGGATTCGTGGAAAGCGCGGAAAGCGTGATCCGCGTGAACCGTTCCGGCGTCATAACGGAGGGAAGCGCTTTCTTGATCTCACCCTCCATCTGCTTAATATACTGCTGCATTGTCGGATTTCCGCCGCTCTGTGCCTTCATAGCCGTCTGCGCGGTTGCCTGCTGGATTTTGTTCATGATTCTTCCTCCTGTTTCATTTCTGTAATTTTGAATGGCCGGGCCTGCACCGTTTTATAAAACGGTGCCAAATCGATATCCGGGTATGCCTCTTTAAAGGCTTTGGGCTGAAACGTCTGCCGGTTTTGCTGCTTCCAAGAGACGTTGTAGCCGTTGCAGGCGGCCCGCTCTGCCGTGCCCATGTCGAGCTTGATCGTGTTTTCAATCTCGCGGCTGCGCTCCGCCAGTGCCGCCGCCTGACGTTTGATCTGCATATACTCAGACAGCAGCTGTTCGCGTCCGAACAAATCAAGCTGTTCGCCGCTGCTGTCGGCATAAACCGTGCTGATCGCGTCCGTCGTCGCCTCCGAACCGTCTGGTGCAGGCGGGGTGTCTTCTTCGACGCACCGCCAAAAAAGTTTCTCCGCCTCCATCAGCGCGGAGATTTCCGCCTCATCGCGCTCGAGCGTGTATGTAAAGAATCCGCGCCCGAAGACGAGAACCGCCAAATACCAACGGTCAAGGCCGGTGACGGCAAGATAATGCACACACTGTGCATAGTAGCGTTCCGGGAACTCCACGCCGTTGAACTGCCGAATGTCAAGCGTCGAGGTTGTCTTGCATTCCAGCCCTGCATTTTCGCTGGAAATTCGCCTGTCAATGTCTGCGTGCGCCCACGGATACGCGGGGTTCCGAATGATGTAGTTGCAGCGCCGCACCTTTTTCCCGGACGCTTCCTCAAAACGCTTTGCAACATACTCCTCGAGATCTCTGCCGACCCGCATAGCCTCTGTGTCTTCCTTTTCCGGGAGACGCCCAGTCTTATCCATCCATACCGTGTACGGGCTTGCAAAGCGGCTCATTCCGATAACAGCCGCCGCGTCACTCCCGCCAATGGACTTTCTGCGTTCCTTCAGCCATTCTTCGTGGCTCATCTTCGCCGTGGAGATTGTATCAAGCATTTACTCTACCTCCACAAATTCGCCGTTTTTCAGGCAGTACCATGTATCGGCCTTGATCTTCTCGCCGTCTACATATTCCGTCTTCACGCAGCGCGGAGCGAACCGTCCTTTTTCGTCGGAATATTCCCACTCCGCAAGCGTGATCCAGCTGCCTGCCTTTGCCTTTACGACAGAGCCGCTGCCAGCGCAGCAGATCACGGAGTCTTCGCCGGTACTATTGATCTTGGCGTAGTTGCCCGAGCTGCCGATCTGGGCGGAGTTGCCCGAGCTGCCGATCTGGGCGGAGTCGCCCGAGCTGCCGATCTGGGCGTAGTCGCCCGAGCTGCCGATCTGGGCGGAGTTGCCCGAGCTGCCGATCTGGGCGTAGTCGCCCGAGCTGCCGATCTGGGCGGAGTCGCCCGAGCTGCCGATCTGGGCGTAGTAGCCCGAGCTGCCGATCTGGGCGGAGTCGCCCGAGCTGCCGATCTTGGCGTAGTAGCCCGAGCTGCCGATCTGGGCGTAGTTGCCCGAGCTGCCGATCTTGGCGTAGTAGCCCGAGCTGCCGATCTTGGCGTAGTCGCCCGAGCTGCCGATCTGTGCGGAGTCGCCCGTACCAATTTCACTTTTCGGCATATTATCGATTGTCTGTTCCTTTGTGTAATCGATACACGCCTTTACAAATCCAGCGAAGCTCAGCTTCGCGCCGATATGCAGTTTCTTCGCCGCAAAGGTCCCGTCACTTCCGGAAACTGGCGGATCGAGCGCTTCAACTTCTGCGAAATCTGAAAACTTCCCGTTTTCACCTACGAGATCGTAGAAGTTAAGGGTATCGAAGGGGTTGACGCAGTAGTGCATCATTCCTTTGCCGCAGATCGCGCCATCTGCCTCTTCGTAGTCCGTGTTCTCGGCATACTGCTTGCCTCGGCAGATCAAACCGGGGTCGAATGCCTTAAAGCCTTTTGCGTTTTCCATAATGTTTCCTCCTTCATTCATGCTGTCTTCTGTTCAAATCCCAGCGCCCCGGCCAGTTCCGATTCGCTATACTCATCCTGCACATAGTCCCCGAAGCACTCCGTATGTACCAGCACTCCGTTGCAGCAGAAGCACTCAGTTCCTTCATAGATGTCTTCCCGGCAGTACGCGCACTGGCCGACGATCTTCGGTTCCGGCTCCGGAATGCTCAAGTACAGGTTTTCGCCGTCATACGCCATTCCGGCTCACCTCCTGACGGATCATCGCCTCGCAAAAGCTCTGTACCGTGGAATAGCCCAGCTTTTTCAGAAGCCTGTCCAGCTTCTTCGCCTGATCATCCGTCAGGCGGAAGTAATACCGGTTCGTCTTCTTCCGCCTGTCGGCGCGGTTCTTGGGCGCGTCCAGCGCCTTGATCGCCGCAGCTGCGTCCGGTACAAGCTGCACACCGTATTTTTCCGGGTGTTCGCATTGCGAAAGCAGCACCTTATTAAACTTCGGGTAGTCGGCCCGATGTACCGCGTCGACGCAGGCTTTCGCACCATGTCGAACGCGGGAATCCGTTAAACTTGACATAGGTTCCTTTCTGCCCTATAATAAAGGCGACTTAAGTTTCCTTTCGGCCTCTGTCGCGTTGCCGCGCGGCAGGGGTCATTTCTTTATGCCAGCCCGTACAGCAGCGCGAAGAGCGCGACGAAGCCAGTCACAACGCATTCATACGTCATTTCGGCCGTCCCGGCCATTGCTGACAGGATCATCGCCGCGCCGCTTACCCAAAGGCACATCCCTTTGACGATCCGCCGCGCCGCCCTGCGGGCCTCCAATTCCTCCCGCAGCCGTTCCCGGCGCTCCTCGGTCGTTTCCACGGCAAGGTTTGTTCTCATGCTATCCTCTCCTTTTTTCGATTTCTGTTCGTTGCTTCGCAATTCGTTGCCGCTGCTTGGCGTTGCCCTGCGTGGCCTTTCCCCTGCTTTGCATTCGTTGCTGCGCCGTAGCTGCGCGTAGCCTTCGATGATTTGCCATGCCCCTGCGTTGCTGGGCTATTCATTCCTTGCCTTTGCCGTTCTTTGCCACACTAAGCCAAGCCATTGCAGTTCATTGTATTCCTGAGCGTTTCCATGCTTTTCCTTTGCTGCGCCTATCACCGCTAAACACTGCCGTTGCGCATCTACGCCCATCGGTACGAAGCAATTCCGTTGCCGTTCGCCGCTGCTCTCAGCGACGCGCTTCCCTCGCAAGTCCCTGCGTGGCCTCACCCTTGCACTTAACCATTCAGAACCTCGTAGGTAAATCTGCCCTTGCCGGAGTTCCGCCACTGGCCGATGCCACGCAGGCGGCCATACTCCAGCCATTCCAGCACTGCCTCTTTGTGCGCCTTTTCATCGAGCATCACGATATCTAGCTCGATGGAGCTGCCTGCCGGGATTTCCTCGGAGTTCGCAAGGCTGACGCGCTCACCCTGTGCGGTCTGTGCGCGAAGCGGCCTCTGGCATTCGCCGATCTCGCCGTTGACCTCAATGGGAATCATGCGCGGCTCTACAAAGATCAGGCCGTCGATGATCTTCTTATAGGCTTTCAGGGCGCTGGATTTCTTGGATTTCACGCGTGCCAGCATACCGCAGGCGTCTTTGAAAAAACCTTTGATCTGATAATCGTACAGAATCGGCCGCCCATCGGTACGCGGGAAAACGGTTTTGCCCTTTTCGGCGACAGCGTCCGCGCCGAGCGCTGCGATCTCATCCTCGATCGTGCTTGCGTCCGGGGCCTTGCTTGCGATAAAGTCCCGCGCAATGTTCTCGTTGCTCGGCCATGTGCCAAGAACCGGCTCCAAAAATGTTAATCTGACTTTCATTTGTTCCTCCTCATGCTCCGAGAAACCGCAAAAACGGCTCTCTCGGGATCTTTACTCTGTGCTTGCTTGTGCAGCAAACCGGGAAGCCCAGCTTTTCGGGCTGTTCCCTCGCCATCAAGCGAAGCCATTGCGGGGTACAGCCGAGCACCTGCGCCGCCTCGCTTGCGAGGATTGTGGGCTTTGACATTGCCCGGATATCGTCCAGCGTCATTTTTCCTCCTTTCTCGGCTTTAATAACTCGTCCACTGTGCAGCCGTACAGATCTGCGATTTCGTGCAGGCGCGCTGTCTTCGGATACATCTGCCCGGTTTCCCACAGATAAACGGATGCGTCTGAAACCTTTAGCGCCTTGACTACCTGTTGAACGGTCAATCCAGCGGCAAGCCTCGCTTCCTTAAAACCCATGCCTTTACATACCTCCTGTCTGTGAATACTAAGTTTTGCTTGACAACTTAGTGAATTGTGTTATTATGAAAGTACCACCTATCATTATTAAACAATCCGATAAGCTGTCCGGGGCGGTGTTCTTTTCACGCCTCATAAGCCGAGGCATGAATCATGTGCAAGTCGTTCAGAGAAAGAATCAGGTTGTTTCTCAATCGGAATAAGCGTTACAAGTCCATAGAAGAAAACGGGCTAAATGTGCTTGTCGAAACCGAAGGCTCGAAAGCACGCACGGAGAAAAGGCGGTTTCTTATCAACATGTTTTTCACCGTCGTATCTGCCGTCGCCGCAGTCGCTGCCGCGATATTTGCCGCCCTTACTTACATCAACTCGTAACGGAAGGCAATGACCGCACGCGCAATGGAATGTCCCGAACTCGTCATATCCGCAGTCTGAACCAACAATCTGAAATCCCCATATATACTTGTCTTTCTTCACGCCATCACCTCACTTGTAAGTGCCGCCCTAACAAAAACTATTATAACTAAGTTTACTAAGAATGTCAACAAAAACTTAGTTATCATAGTGTTGCATTTTGAACAATTATTTATTGACTAATATGGATACAATAGACAAAATCAATTATTACTTGACCAAGAGCAAAAAGACCGGCGCTGATTTGTGCGAATTTCTCGGTGTATCTAGTGGCGTTTATAGTCAGTGGAACACTAGGAGAACAAAGCCGAGAAAGAGCAAGCTACCGGCTATCGCAGAATATCTCGGTGTATCCGTGGCAGACCTGCTGCCGGACGAGGAACTCGTTCCGCAGGAGGGCATAAAAAAAGACCCCATCCCGAAGGATGAGGCCGAAGATAGCGAAACCGCAGAACTCCGTGACATTTGGAGTTCTGCGGATGAAAATGAGCGCCGTGATTTGCTCAAAATGGCGCGTATGCTAAAGAGCCGGAGAAAGCAGAATGGATGATGCAAGCGACCTTCCGTTTTCGGAAATCGAGTTGAGCAAAGATGAAAGAAAAATGCTTAAAGCGTTGGCAGATAGCAGAATATTTGCGACGGATGATATTTTCCAGACCGCAAATAGGCTGAAACATTTTGGACTTGCAAATCTGCACCCAATCCCCAGCAAAGATGGTGTCCCTGTGTTATCGTTTGGCGCGTCCTGCGCAATTGAAATAGAAGAACGCGGGAAGGACTACTTGGCGTATATTGATCAGCGGAAGAAGTCCACAAAGGCTAGTCGAATCCATGACCTAGTGATTGCAGTAATCTCATTCCTGCTCGGGATGCTTACGTCTGAACATTTCTGGAATTTCCTGAACAAATGTCTGTCAGGATCCGAGGGCTAAAGTCGCTGCAAACTGCTTTAAGCTTTTTTTCACAGACAAGCACGATGTCGCCGCCTGGGCTGGCCGCGCCGATCGCGTGTTCGCACATCCGGCACGCTTCTCCGCACTCATCTTTTGTAGAAATTTCAGTCCTGATTCTGCACAACTGCAGCATAATATTATCGTACTTTTCCTTGCTCAGAAACATTGTTTCGCTCCTTCCATATTCTAATTAGTTCTAGTTTTTCCTCTGATGTAAGTTCCATTAAATACTGAAAGCCAATATCAGCGGGCGCAATTTCTTCACCCTTATTATAGCACAGATCACCCTGAACACAAGTCATTTTTGCGTCCTCCTTCTCTAATCTTCCAAATTCCGACGTTTATTTTTGTGCAGCTTCTATGTTGCGGTGGCTGGTTCTAAGTGGTAATATGTAATTGTTTACAAACCATATAAGGAGTGCCGCATTGATGACTAAAAATGAATATATTGTGCAGTGCCCAAGATGCGGGGCAGAGTTCCCGGAACGGGAGAAGTTCTGCCCGCACTGTGACACGCCGAACCGGAAGATGATCTGCCGCTCTTGCGGAACGCAAATCAATGCAAGTGCCCGCGTCTGTCCGGAATGCGGCGCAAGAAACAAAAAGATGATTTCGGTTCAAAAAATCGCGATTCTTTCTGTTCCGTTCGCTGCCGTTGTGCTGGCAGTTGTCCTTATCGCATCAAAGCCCGCGAAGAAGCCAGCCGAGCCGATCAAGAGGCAGGAGCCGGATACAATCTCCGCATCGGAGTCGGCAAAGACGGAAGACGACGCACAGACCGAGGAAACGGCAACCACACCGATAACGGCTGAAAAAACATGGGGCAATAAGGTCAAGCTCACGATCCCAGCCGACTTTATCGGCGAAGATGCGACGCAGCAGGCATTGGACGAAAAGGTAAAGGAAACAGACGGGCTTCTGTCTATAGAGCTGAATCCTGACGGCTCCGCGACCTACGTTATGACGGCGGCACGGCACAAAGAGCTTATGCAGGAGCTGGCGCAGAACATTGACGCCCAGCTTGCGGACATGGCCGGTTCCTCTGACTACCCAAACGTCATTTCCGCCGAAGCGTCCAGCGATTACACGTCCTTTACTGTAACGCTTTCTACTGATGTGGTTGGGCTTCAGGACTCACTCCTTACACTGGCATTTTATATGTACGGCGGTATGTACAACGCATTCAACGGAACTCCGGCCGACAACGTGCGTGTGCAGTTTGTAGACCAGGCCGGAAATGTGCTGGAGGAAGCGAACTCGAGGGACGCACAATAAATTCAGTGCAGGATTCTCGGTTCCCGCCGATCGTCCTGTTCCCGGCCTACGTCCGCGACGCAGGAAAACAGGAGCGGAATGCCCCTGATGTAGTCCACGCTGACGCTATGCACGTCTGTCAGCTTCGCACCGTCGACCGTCACGTCGACCCGCCCATTGTTTACCCGGATATTGATGCACTCCATATTTTTTCCTCCTGACATTTATTATAGAACGATTGTTCTAAAAATCAACATGGCATTATAAACAAACAGACCGCGTTATTTTTGGGAATCAGGAACCAGATGGTGTACAGGTTATGGGACTGATGATTTGATATAATATTTGGTTTGACCGGCCCCATCGTATCTGGAACATACGGTGGGGCCATTTCAGCAGATGCCGAATTCAGGAACTATCTGCTACGTTTTCATTGTACCAGATAATGTTTGTAAGAAAAGGGCGAATCCTGCGTTCTTGTCACATGTTTTGCATTTTTATATGGAAAATGTAAGAAATAAAACTGAAACTTACGAATGGAGGCGTAATCATGTCCGCAATACAGGATCTCGCTCCGTTTATCGGCGCGTATCAGGGGAAGATCAGAAGGGCAAAAGATGCAAGCGGGATGACGTTGGAGGAGCTGTCGAACGAGTCCGGCGTTTCCTTCTCTGCCGTGAGCCGATTATACGCTGGAACACAAGCGGATCCACGGCTTTACAACTCGGCTGCGCTATGCAAAACGCTCGGGTTGTCGCTCGACGAGCTGTTCGGCCTTGAAAATCGCGTCGGAAGCCCGGAAAAGCTGACCAAGCAGATCCATCATGTCGAGCTTGAAAACGCCAAGCTGGAGGCAACAGCGGCCGCGCAAAGCGCACAGATAAAGTCTACACATACAATGTGTTACGTCCTCGCCCTGTTTTGTATGCTGCTCTCCTTTTCCCTGATTGCCTGCCTTGTGACGGATGCGCAGAGTCGGAGCGCAGGCCTCATTCGCGATGGAGATTTGTCCGTAGCTGCATGGGTTTGCATTGCCCTGATCGTAGGTTCAGCGCTGGCTTCGGCAATTACTTTCTACGCGATCCGAAAAGAACGTGGAGGGAAGCATGGAGTGCATCAAGTGTAAAAAAGAAATCCCAGACGGCGCGCCCTACTGTTGCTGGTGCGGAAAAAAACAGGAAGCGCGGCGAAACCGGACACGCGGGAACGGGCAGGGAAGCGCTTACCAGCGAGGGAAGACGTGGACGGCGCGTTGGACAGAAAGAACTTACCTGGACGAAAACGACAAGCTTCGGCAAAGGATGCGAACAAAAGGCGGGTTTACATCAAAGCGCGCCGCCCTCCAATATGCAGCAAACCCTCCGAAGGAAGAGCGGCGAATCCCCACTCTCAGAGAATACTACAAAACATATCTGCGTGGGGATTATCTGTCCTTATCGGCTGATCGTCAGGGAGCGGCGGAAAAGGCTTTCGAGCGCATGAGAGAAATCGCCGACCGTGAGATAGACGCGCTTACCATCGCGCAGATACAGGATGTTATCGACCGCAACGCCAGCACCTATTACACACGGAAAGATATGAAAACCGTCCTTTCCCACTGTTATAACCTCGCAATCGCAGAAAAGCAGACAACCGTGAATCTTGCAAAGTACATAAAGCTTCCGGAATTGGAAGAGAAATCGCCGGAACCGTTTACCGACGCCGACGTAAAAAAGCTATGGGAAGCGTATGCAAAAGACCACTTCGTTGGGTTTATTTTAACGATGATTTATACCGGCATGATGCCCGGTGAGCTTCTGAAGCTCAAGAAAGATATGATTGACTTTGAAAAGAATGAGATCGTCCGAGGCGGCATAAAGACAAAGAAGCGGAAGGAAACGCCTATGGTCTTCCCGGATTTCGTTGCGCCGGTGCTGCATGAACTATGCGAAGAAAGCAAATCGCGCGTCGGAAATATCTGCTGCATAAACAAAGATAATTTTTACAAGAGATATTATGAGTGTTTGGAGCTTGCCGGAGTGCAAAAGCTACCACCTTACTCATGCCGCCATACAACCGCTACAGCCCTCGCGATGAAAAATATCGACCCGTTTACGATCAAGGAAATCATGCGCCACACGAAGATAACGACTACCCAACGGTATGTACACCCGGACATGAAAGGCATGGTCGATGCCGTAAATCAGTTGCAAAACGAATCGCCAGAGTGAATTCTGTATGCTACAAAATATGTTACAAATGCCAATTTCCCCAGTGTTTTCAATGGTTTTTTCTCCCCTGCTAAGGGAGTAGGCGTCTAAAAAGCGCGCGAGAGTTCAAATCTCTCCTTCCGCGCCAAAGTACCGATTTTAGCTGTTTTAAAGCTAAAATCGGTACTTTTTTATGCTTTTCGCCACATTTTCTGCGTATTTTCAAAAAGCGAAAAATCACGTTATGACACGCTCTGTAACATAAAATCATTTCCCGTATGCTACATTGTATGCTACAAATTCAGTGCAATGCGAGGGGACTCCCCTATTTTTTGCTACATGGACTTTATTTTCCGAAGCATGGAATCATAGACTTTTCGGTTCACAAGCGATAATGTGTCCATAAGTTCATCAACGACCGCCCAAGCCTTTGCCGGGTCTTTCCCAGCTACCGCAAGTAAAAACTCACTGTCCCCGTACTCGCCCACGGTAGCCGGTTCTGCGGTCACAGGGGCGGGAGCGCCGGAGTAGGAACCCACATACCTACCGCCGTCGCCCCGTTCCTCTTCCTGCATCTTATCGCGTATCACATAAAGATCTGCCAGTTTGGCATAATTGGGATAGCTGGATTCCTCATATTCCAGCCGCGCTATCTCCTTGCGGATCTCGGCTTTATCCAGCATATCATATCCCCCTTATGCCCGCTCGATCTGCTCCATGCAGCGGCGGATCGCGTCACGGGTTTTATCGTCGTCCGCGTCGCGCATCATATCCTCCAGCTGCGCGCGCATATGCTCGCGGGCATCAGCGCGGGTATAGCGGCCCATTGCGTCACGGCGGCGGCCACGGTAAGAGCTGCCCCGGCCGTAAGTACCGCGCATATCCGCCTCCCACTCGCCATCGCGGGAATAGCCGCCGTCTTCAGCCATCTCGATCTTGTAGGTATTCTTGATGGAACTCGTCAGCTTCTGGATCGCGTCCAGATCGCCCGCAGACATTTCACGCTTGTCGGCGATTTCGTCAAGCTCTTTGCAGAGCATTTCACGCAGGTTTCTCAAATCGTACATATTGCATCCTCCTTTCACGATACGCGCTCGACGATCATATTGCTATTTGCGAAACTGATCGCCTGCGCGCTGGTGTTCTTCGCCGCTACAGTCAGGCAGCAGCCGCGCGGGACTTCCACGAATGTGGAAACGAAGATGTTGAAATAGTTCTCAACAGCCGCAGGGGTTACGGCCGCTGTGGCGCTGCTCAGAGGTTCGCCGTTGATTGCAAGCGCAGCGGTAATGGTGCCTACTGTTCCGCCTGTAGGGATAGCGATATTCGCGCCAAAGGATACGCGGAACTTTGCCTTGCATTGCTGCGTAAGCCCGCGCAGCGTAACGAGCCCGCTTCCTTCGCGATGTACGATGCACGGCTTTCCGCAAGCCGCCGTGGAGATCAGCGGGACGTTCTGCCCAGCGGCGACAGTTTGAATCCCGGATGATGTAAATTCAGCCATAAAATCATTCCTTTCATAAAAAATACAGCGGCGGGACGATTGCCCCGCCGCGTTGCTATCGAGTATCGGCAATGGGGGCCGACCATTTTCGTGAGGCCACGAAAAAGCTCTACGATATGGAGTTGTTACGCGCAGTTGCCGCAGCCGTAGTTGTAACCACTGTTGCAGCAGTACGGATTCGCTACAACATAGGCCGGGCTGGGACTCGGGCGAAGCGTGGAAACAAGGTAATTGTTCTGTGCCGCCTGCGATGCCGCCAGCTGGTATCCGAAAAGCTGCTGGTTCTGCTCGGCGATCTTCGCGTCCTTCGCCGCAAGCTCCTGCGCCGTCAGACGCTGGTCGATGCTGCGGAAGCCGCAGTTCATCGCGTCGATGATGTCGCGCGTGGTGTTCTGCACGGTGTTGCGGGTGTCGCACGCCTGCGTCGCCATGTCGTAGCGCACCTGGGCGATTGCAGCGCGGTTTTCGCAGCAGCACTCCTGTGCCTGCATCGCCATGTTGTTCAGCTGCTGCATAAGCGCGGCCTGCTGATTACAACGAGAAAGTTCGGCGTTCTGGAAACCGCTGTTGAGGGCCTGCGTGGTCGTAGCAAAGCCGCCGGTAATGGCATTGTTCAGGGCAAACGTGGAATCGCAAATGCCGTTTGCCATACTGTCGAGTTTACGCTCAACACTTGCGAAATCGGACGTCAGCACGTAACCGTCCATCACGCCGCCGCTGCCATTGCCGCCCCAGCCGTTGCCGTTGCGTCCCCAGCCGAACAAAAACAGCACAATGATCCAGATCCAGTTATCACCCCACATCCCCATACCGCCGCCGTAGTTATTGGCAGGCTGGACGGGCATAGTCGGCTGAATGCCGCCATCAGTAAGACTCATAAAATTCTCCTTTCGTAGATTTTGAAATTTATCTCAATCGTGGCCACGAATTAAGATTCGTTTTATCCGAGCAGCTGCCGGAATTGCACAGCCATTTGCTGCATTTGATTCAGCTGCTGCTGCGTGATTTTCCCGTTCTGTACCAGTTTTTCTACCTCTGCTTTCGGGTCGCCCTGAAACGTCTGCTGAAACTGCCGGAATTGCTGCACCATATTTTGAAACTGCCCCATCTGGCCGGGCATCTGTCCGCCGCCGAGCGCATTAAACAGTGGGTTCATTGTCCGCCTCCTTCATCTTTCGCGGTCTGACGCTTGGAGCGGCCAGCTTCGCCACAAGCTCGTCGAACTCCTTGCGCGTCACGTATTCCTCCATCATGCCTTTTCGCGCCGCCGTGGGCGTTATAACGGCCTGTGCGCGCTCTACAAGGTCGTAGGTCGTCATGGCCGGTTTCCCGCTCGCGTCGGCCTTTTTCACGTACACGACAGGCGCATTCATATCCCACAATGTAACGGCGTTGTTAGGCGCTACAATGAAGTCGTTCGCCGCCTGCTCGTTCGGAACCCAGATGATCGACTGGTTCTGCGGCTGCTGTGGCTGCGGCTGATAAGCTGGCATCTGCGGCGCGGGCTGATACTGCGGACGCATCTGCATCTGCGGCTCCTGCATCTGCGGCATGGGCGGCTGATTGTAAATCGGCTGCTGATACACATACGGCTGTTGTCCAAACATCATGTTTCCTCCTTTGCCCAATAAAACAGTGGAATTTCACTCCCAGAATCCCACGTGTCAAAATAAGTCCCATCCTCCACGCACACAACGTGGCTTGATAACGCCAGCACATACACGCCGCGCGGATGATCTGCGCAGAAATCCGCGACGGTATAGCAGTCCGGGCACGTGTTCGGTATCACGTTCCGCGTAAATCCCTGCTGCCGGAGGTAAGCGCTCCATACGCTGTTTGCGCTTGGCAGATCGCCCATGATCAGCCCTTGCAGGCACAGGCCGATATACACCTCGTCCCAGCTCTTCCCGGTCGCCTTTGCGATGGCCCGGACGGTGCAGTCCCCGACCTTCTGCCCGGCGGGGTTTGGATTGAAATAAGAAAAGCCCATACCGAACACTCCTTTGATGTATCCAGTATGGGCCTTTTTGCGGCTTCTTGTGCCTCAGTTGTGTATCAATTTGGTTCAGAATTTAAGCCCGTGGTTATTCCACGGGCTTAGTTTTTGTTATTGTTCGTTTACAGCCAGAATCTCCGCCGCCATCGCGGCCACATACGGCGGGCATCCCCGCCGCCCGCCGCACCAGTCCTGCACGGTGCGCAGCGGGATTCCAAAATACTGCGCAAATCCGGTCTGCGTCAGGCTGTACATCTTGATCAGCTCTGGAATCGTGCAGTGCGCGCCGTCCCAGATCCCGCCGAGCAGTGCCAGCCGCTCCGCCGGAACCTCGGCGTCTTCGGCGTCGCCCCAGACGCTGGACAGCGCCATATCGGAGACATAGGCGTCGCGGTCGGTGTATGCGCCGGTTTCGGCGTAGAGAGCAGCGCGGATTGCGGGTGTGAGTTTCATGGTGGTACCTCCTTATATTTTTTCAACCGTGAGCACGGCGCTGGACGTCAGTCGGCATAGCATACCTCCCACGCGCAGATGTTCGCCGCATCCAACGCGGCAGAAATCAGCGCTTCGGCGTCCACGCCCAGAACGCCGGAGATGGACCGCAGAACGCCCAAGACATCCTCCGAGGTGTCAACGGACGCACCGTCCATTGTGCCGTCTGAAAAATTCCAGCAGAAGCCATCAGCAGTCACGGAAAAATACACGCGGCTGCCAAAATCACCGCAGGACATATCGTCGACTTCAACGGTGACGAGCTGACCACCTATGTCGGCCACAATACCCCCAGCATACTGCCAGTAGCCACCACCATTATTTGCAGTGTCCGGGTTATAGTGGAGATTTGTCTGCGCTCCCCACGCGGAAACGATATTAAACATGTCTTCCATCCTCCAATTTTGTGCCGTATTTTGTTTTGCTTCATCTTCGGTGCTGGAACACCGAAGCGGATTCTCTGCTTCTAACGATCAGAAGCAGTACGCGCTGATGGGCTGACCGTCGATGCGGACGGTGGCGAGTGTATCGTCGCTGAAATCGGGATAGTCAGCGTCTTCAATGCTGTCTGCAAGTTCGTCCAGCGTGTAGCCAAAGTACACGCAGAATGCATCGCCCAGGCAGGCATCCATATCGCGGCAGAGGATCGCGGACTGTTCTTCCGTGTCACCAGCCTCGGTGGCAATGGCAGTGCAAGCAATGAGTTCGTAACGGTTGTTGATGATCTTGGTTTCCATGATGTACCTCTTTCCGGCTTATCGCCTTGCTTTATCTTATGGCCTTATTATACACGCAATGCGTGTAATTGTCAAGAGGAAAATGCGGAAATTTTTAAAAATAAGCGCCGATTTCTCGGCGCTTATCTCAGTTATACAGTTTGCTGGATGTCCGCTGCATCTCCCGCATGATCTCCGGCAGGCGGCGCTGGACCGTGGCGCGGCCCAGAAACAGCTCTGTTGCAACGTCTACCTGGGGAAGCTTATCCACAAAATAGAGCTGCGCGATCTTCTCATTTTCCCGGCCAAGATTGGCCTGATAGATCACGGCCTCCATATCCTTTCTGGTCAGCCTGCCCAGCTCTGGCGGCAGCTTGGCCCGCGCCTGCGGCGACATACGCCCCGCCTCCTTACTTTTCCTTGTGATTCAGCACAGCGATATTGCCCTTGTTGCTCACTTCGAGATCCAGCGCGGCGGCGAGATCCCGCACCTTTACGTAGTTCGTGCCGTTTTTCAGGATCCGCTCGACGGCGACTTCCTTGCCGTCCACGATGATTTTGCTCTTTTCTACCATCTCAGTTTCCTCCTCTGCATTTTTTCCATCTTCGAGGGCCATCACGGTATGGCCCGAGCTTACCAGTACGTCCCCGCGCAGGAGATTGGCGTCCGTCGTCAGATACTTGCTGCCGGTCAGCAGCTCGAAGTCTCCCGTCGCAGGCCAATCGTGCAGCATACAGTAGGTGGTGCAGCTGTTGCCCTGCTTTTTGTAGAGCGCGGCGACGGCCTCACAGCCTGCGGCCACGGCGCAGAGCGTCATGAGCGCGGAGCAATCCGTCTCCACTGGCTCTTCAATCTTGCTCACGTCCCATCGGACGGCCTTTGCGGCCTCGTACGCCGTGTTCCGGTCGCTCATATCGTAACCGATGTTCCGGTTTTTAATGGCCGCCTCGCACGTCTGCGCGGCCCGCGCAGCCTTTTTGCGGCTTTTGTAGCGCAGGACGCCGAGCCAGCGGCCATTGTACCAGTTGGAGATATTCAGCTCCCGCCCGGTCTGATTGCCGGGCTGCTGGTTGCGGCCGCCCGTCTCGCCGAGACTGGCCTGCCCGATCTTGATGCTCATTTCTGCGCATCCTCCTTTGTGGCGTTGTCGATCGCGTCCTGCGCTTTCTGGCTCTGTGTGCCAAAGTAAAACGCGATCACGACGGTATATACCATCATAAAGTCCTGCGAGATCTTCCCGGCGACTGCCATGTACGCAAATACCGCCGTCAGCACCAGTGTGACGATAGATTTGACGCTCAGCAGATTGCCGAGCCGCTTCTTGATGTTTTCCATATGTATGCTCCTTTCAGTCCTTTGTTTCGCTTTCGCTTCTCGTCGCAACCGCGTCAGAGATTGCGAGGTTCGCACGAAGCATTGTATCCTCCAACTTTGTCAGGGCGATACTTCTATTCCTTCCCGCCGGGAGCTGCATGATGAGCGCTTCCGCTTCTTCAAGCTTCCCCCGAATGCTTTCCGACAGGTGTTTATCCATCGGTTCAAAATTCACTCGCTTATACATATTGTGTACCCCTTTCGTTATTCTACCGGATCATTCTTTTTTGCAAAAACCCGCTTGAAGGCAAGCAGGCCAAGCTCTGTGATGGTTGCCCAGCCGGTAAAGCCGAGCACGTCGGACAGGTCGACCGACGCGCCGAGCTCCGGGCTGCGGATGACTGCAATTAGGACGGCGACGGTTTTCAGAGCGCAGGCCCAGACAATTACCGTCGTGATGAGCTGGAGCAAGTACACAACAATGGTTCGCGCCATTTCCCCCTTGCTCCACTTGCCTTT